TTAACATGGGCATAGGATAATTATTTTGATAGACTTAAAGAATTAGGATGCACGGTTCATACTATTGTTGGAAATCATACTGCATACTATAAGAATACAAATGATATTAATGCAGTAGATTTGTTATTGAGAGAATATGATAATGTAAAAGTATACGCAGAAACAGAGGAAGTTAAGTTAGGAGATACAAAAGTTCTTTTTGTTCCTTGGATTAATAGTGAGAATAAAGAAAAAACTTTTAAGAAAGTTAATAAGAGTAATTGTAAAGTAGTAATGGGTCATTTGGAATTAAATGGATTTAAAGCTACTGCTGGACATGTTATGGAGCATGGAATGGCAACTACTCCATTTGATAGATTTGAGAAAGTATATTCAGGTCATTATCATTGCAGGTCTATTCAAGAACCTGTTCACTATCTTGGAAGTCCATATGAGTTCTTTTGGGGTGATGTAAATGATACTGAAAGAGGATTTCATGTATGGGATACGGATACTTTTGAACATACTCCTATAAACAATCCATATAGATTGCATCATATTGTTTATTATAAAGATACAGATTATCAATTGTTTGATGCTAGAGAATTAGAAAATAAAATTGTAAAAGTTATTGTTCGTCAGAAATCAGATATTACTAAGTTTGAAAAATTTATCGACAAGTTATATACAACTAATGTAGCAGAACTTAAGGTAGTTGAAAACTTTGCAATTCAAGAAGCAGAAGAGTTTGAAGCATTTGAATCTGAAGATACTATTTCTGTACTGAATAGGTATATTGAAGAAGCAGAAATTAAATTAGACAAATCTAGAGTGCAGAAAGTTCTTCAAGAAATATATCAAGAAGCATGTGAATTGGTTTGATGTATATTCTTACAGTAAATGGTAAAGAGAATGATGGAGCATATTCTGTTCAAGATGATGATGGAGAACATATTCTTTATCTTTTTGAGCAAGAGGATGATGCTCTTCGATATGCTATGATGCTAGAAGATGAGGGGAGTCCTGATATGCATGTTATTGAAGTTGAAGATGAAGTCATGATTAAGACTTGTCAGATGCATGATTATAACTATGCAGTTATTACTCCAAATGACATTGTAATTCCGCCTAATTCAGGACATGATATTATTTGAAAAGGTTCGTTGGAAGAATTTTTTATCTACTGGTAATCAATTCATTGAAATTAATTTTCAAACTGATGGAGAATCTAGATTTGCTAAAAACTCTACTACATTAATAGTAGGAACAAATGGTGCTGGAAAGAGTACTATTCTAGATGCACTTACGTTTAGTTTGTTTAATAAACCATTCCGTAAGATTAGTAAAGGTCAGTTAGTTAATACAGTTAATGAAAAAGATTGTAGAGTTGAGGTAGAGTTTTCAATAGGATCAACTAGTTGGAAAGTTGCTAGGGGTATTAAACCAAATACATTTGAGATATGGAGAGATGGTAATTTATTAGATCAGTCTGCTTCTGCAAATGATCAACAGAAGTGGTTAGAACTTAATGTTCTTAAGATGAACTATAAGTCATTTACTCAAATTGTTATTTTGGGTAGTAGTGCTTTTGTTCCATTCATGCAATTAACTGCATCTAATCGTAGAGAAGTGATTGAGGATCTTTTAGATATTAAAATTTTCTCTTCAATGAATGGTTTGATAAAAGATAAGATTAGGTTAGTTAGGGAAGAAATCAAGACATATCAATTAAAGAAAGAGTCATTGAGTGATAAAGTAGAGATGCAAGAAAATTTTATTAATGAATTAGAAGAGCAGGGAAAGGTAAGAATAAATGATGATTATGGTAAGATCAAAACATTAAATATAGAAGTTGATACACACATAGAACGTAACGAATTGATACAAGGTGATGTTGATGAACTACTTAAAGAACAAGAAACAGTAACTGGTGCTACAGAAAAATTGAGGGAGTTAGGAACTCTGAAAGGTAAGATTTCTAATAAGGTAACAACCATTACCAAGGAGCATAAGTTCTTTACAAACAATACTGTTTGCCCTACCTGTACACAATCTATAGATGAGTCCTTCAGAATAAATAAAATCAACGACGCTCAAACTAAAGCCAAGGAGTTGCAATCTGGGTATAAAGAACTCGAAGATGCAATTAAAACAGAACAGGAGCGAGAGCGTCACTTCACTCAACTATCACAGGAGATTACAAAACTAACGCATGGCATTTCTAAAAACAACACTAAAATCACTGGTTGTCAAAAGCAAATCAGCGATTTGGAATCGGAAATTCAAACAATTACCGAACAACTTGCAAACAGAAATACTGAGCATGACAAGTTAGAAACATTTAAGGCAAATCTCCAAGAGACTTATGACGAGTTAGTCTCACATAAAGACAGAATCAAATATTACAACTTCACTTATGGTTTATTGAAAGATGGAGGAGTTAAGACTAAAATCATCAAGAAGTACTTACCGTTGATAAATCAACAAGTAAACCGTTATCTACAGATGATGGATTTTTACATTAATTTTACTCTTGATGAGGAGTTTAACGAAACCGTTCAATCACCTATTCATGATAATTTTTCATATGCCTCATTTAGTGAGGGTGAAAAGATGAGAATTGACCTAGCACTTCTTTTTACATGGAGAGAAATTGCACTGATGAAAAACTCTGCTAGTACAAATTTACTTATCCTTGATGAGATCTTTGATAGTTCTCTTGATGGGTTTGGTACTGAGTATTTCACTAAGATAATCAAGTATGTTGTCAGTGATGCCAATGTGTTTGTCATCTCTCATAAAACAGAAGACCTTATTGATAGTTTTGATAGGGTTATTAGATTTGAAAAGACAAAAGGATTTAGTAAAAAATTATGAAAATTTTAGTAACAGGCCATGATGGTTTTATTGGTAGTCATGTATCTGAGCATTTAAGGAGTCTTGGATATACTGTTGAAGGTTTAAGTTTTCCAGATGACATTGGTAATTTTAAAGGAAATTTTAAAGGAGGTGATTATGGATTAATAATTCACCTTGCTGCATTTGCTAACATCAGAGGTAGTCTTGATAATCCTGATGTGTTCTGGGAAAATAATGTAGAAAAGGCAAAACCATTATTTGAATGGTGTAGACAGACAAATACTCGTATTCTATATGCCAGTTCTTCATCTGTACATGAGTGGTGGATAAACCCTTATGCTATTACCAAGAAGGTAAATGAGATACAAGCACCACCCAATAGTGTGGGTATGAGATTCTTTAATGTTTGGGCAGAGAAGAATAGTAGATCTGACATGCTCTATAGAATGTTGCAGGACAAGACTGCCACCTATCTTACAAGGCATAGGAGGGATTGGATACATGTACATGACATTGCAAGAGCAATTTGCTTCTTGATGCCAGATAAGTTCAGGGGTGTACTCGATGTGGGTACTGGTGAGAATGTATCTGTACTGGAGTTGGCAGAGAAGATGGGAATGGGACACCTTCCTATCAAGGAGGATACACCAGGTGAAAGGGACGAAACTAGAGCTGACACAAGCCAGTTGACAAAATTGGGATGGTATCCTACAATCAAAATACTTGACTTGGCATCATGATCGGAATTGTTGGTAACGGATTTGTTGGCAACGCAATCTATCAGAATGTAAGAGATAAGGTTGAGACAAAGGTTTATGATGTTGATCCCATAAGATCATTAAACACATTAGAAGAGGTAGTAGACCAAGAATTTATTTTTGTGTGTCTTCCCACTCCTATGAAGAAGGATGGAAGTTGCGACCTGTCCATATTGGAGAAGTTCTTTCAAGATATTGAGGATATGGATTTGGATTGCTTGGAGGAGCATACCTTCATCATCAAGTCCACAGTTCCTATTGGAACAACAAAGAGACTTGCAGAGAAGCATAGTCTTACATGGATAGTTCATAACCCAGAGTTCTTGACTGCTAGGAATGCTGTGCATGATTTTAAGGTTGCACAGAGAACAGTGTTAGGTGGTGATTCTCGTCTTACCTCAAGGGTTGCTCAACTCTATTGGGGTTACATTTATTACGGACAAGATCGTAATATCATTCAATGCTCATCAGATGAGAGTGAAGCAATAAAGTATTTCTCTAATACTTTCCTTGCATATAAGGTTGCATACTTTAATAAGGTCTATGATATGTGTGAGAAGTTGGGTATGGATTATAAGCATGTTCGTGAAGGTATAACCACCGATAGAAGAATAGGTGAATCTCATACAAAGGTACCAGGTATTGATAGGGATAGAGGGTTTGGTGGAACTTGTTTTCCAAAAGATCTCAATTCATTGATTGTCCAGATGGATGAGCATCAAGTCAATTCCAAAATTTTCAAGGAGGTATGGAAATACAATCAAAAGATAAGAACAAAAATAGATTGGACAGTTACTTGACACTAGATTCAAGATCTGATACAATAAATACTCCAACGCAGGGATCTTATGACTATAAAGACCTTTACTCTAGAAAAGAAGAATCCCAAGCACTCTCAAGAGTGGTCATGGGAAGAAACCTCTGACGTACTAGCCGCACTGGAGAAACTCGATGAAAGTTCCAAATTGGCAGCATCACTCAAAGAAAGAACAAAAAAGGCACCTAAAGCCCCAAATGCTGCGACAAGCAAAAGCAAAAAGAAGACAGTTGATAAACCGTCTACAGAAGCGTCCTAACGGACGCTTTTTTAGTATAATAGGTATATCGAAAACAAATGACAGATGACAGTACAACACGAAATCAAATCTCAACTTGCAAAGTTACTTGCTACTGAAGACCTTATAGTAGAGCACAAGCAAGTACAAACTGCAGAGTTTAATGTTG